AACGGTAATACCATTCGTCGTTTCCAGAGTACGAGTACCGGCAGCAATGGTATGAATAGAATTACCAGAAGTCATCCCAGTAAACCATTCATCCCCAATACGATCAGTCACGTTTTGAAAATTAATATGCGTAGGAGCAAATCCTAACGTAATAGTAAGCGCTGCAGCAGCGCCACCATCAGACACGATTACACCCTGAGCACGTTTCAGAACACCATCAGCGTTCGTCTGTGTATTTGTAGTAAATGCCATTTCAATCTCCTAATTTAAGGCTATTAAATTAAACTATTAAGCTGTAGCAGCACATTCCAAACGACACAACCAAGCATCGTTAAGAATTACTGTAGCATTGTATGTTTTCCAGCCAACAGTTCCACGTTGCGCCAAAGGATCTCCAGGAGCAGGTCTTGGGTTAACAACCATAGGTTGGAGAGAATTCTTACCTTTCAAGCTAACAATACCAAATGCATCTCTCGCCAAGTAAATTACCGGATACACGTCAGCATTTGTACCACTTGTAGATCTCATCGCACCTTTAGCACCGCCAGCATCTGCCCACGGCTCATAGATTGTTGAGGTCAAATAACGTACTTGATCCACGTTACCAATCTCACTTTCGTAAGGAGTGACTGTGCCATACTGTTTTGGATTGATGTAACCAGCCAAATTACGAATATCTGTTTCCAGGTCTGGATGACACAACGCAAAGTAAGATGCCTCCATTGGTTGAGTATTGTAGTTAGGAGTAGACATAACCTGGTTAGCGATCTTACGCGCATTTTGACGAGCAAACGCGGTAGTAACTTGACGTTGTTTTGCCAATGTAATCGCAGTGTTAACTGCAGCACGGTTAGCCCCGTTATTGTACACAACGTTTGTACCTGCTTTAACTACGTTAAAACGTACTGTTTCGATTGTAATAGCAGCCGACTCACCTAATACTTCAGTAGCTTGCGCTAACACTGGATCTTCATGAGTATCTTCAACCACATCAGTAATGGTTACATAATCACCATACTGATCCAATGTAGAGGTATAGTCTTGATTGACTAGTTTTTTACCACTCGGCGTAACACCTTCAATTAAAGGTGTAGTTGCTAGTGGAATGTAATAGTTGCTTGCAGGGTTGCCATCACCGGCAGCACCTGTAGAACCTGATAAGAAGTAACGTCTCCACTTAGCTACTTTAGTAGCCTTCGTAGGCATTACAAACGCTTGACCAAACTTCTCAAGCAATAAAAAAGGCATGCCTCGTTTTAACAACTCTGTCACGGCCCAAGCCGCTGTACGAGGACTAATATCTCCATAAACTGTTGCTACCATATTAATCTCCTAGTTAATGATAATTTGTTTATCAACCCTAATCGTACAGCCAGCTTGTATTGGCGTCGTACTAGAAATGCATATTACTTCTACCGCATATTACGATTCTACACATAAAAGTACTTTTAAAACAATCGATTTGAGGCAATTATCTACTTCACTTTTGCAAATTCATCAAACGCGCTATCGAAGTCGTTAGGATCAGCAGCTCCCGCTTTGTTGCTCTGCTTTGTTTGTACGAGCTTAAGTGCATTGGCTGCTCGCTTAACATCTGGGTCTGCCTTCTTCTCGACCTTACGAACATCTGGCTTTGCTGCAGTTTGTGCAGGTGCTGTTTTCCCATAGTTTGTAGTCTCCTTAAAATGCCGGATAAGCTCCGCCACTTGCTCTACACTACCTTTCTCTATGACTTCGTTATACGTCGCTTGCAAGAATGCTGGCTGAGTTTTAACCCAATCAACAGCTTTATCTCTCACATCATCATAATCCTCAATTTCAGACTTTAAGTCTCTGTACTGATCTCTCGGACTGCGATCCTGCACATACCTAATCAGTGGTGATATCGCTTCAAATACTTGATTGAAGATATATTCCGTAAGCTCTTTATATTCGCCTCTACGAATAAGCGCTTCCCCTTTCATTACTTCTCCCCACTCATCCTTATACTTCTTAAGGCTCTCCACTTCATCCGAAGAATACACAGGTTCTTCCGGTGTTGTTTCTTCCTTCACAGATGCTTGAGGTGTGTTCGTCGATTTCAATTTTGCTAATTCATCCTCAAGCAATTGAATCCGTCTTGCTACCGGATCATCCTCGACCCTCTTCTCAGAAGTTTTAGTATCAGACTTACTTTCGGTGTTTTCACCAGTTTCACTACCTTGAGCAGGCTGCTCGCCTTGAGTATTCTCATCTTCACTTCCTCCAGAATTGTCCCCTACATCCCCGACTTCTCCACTTCCCTCTTCGCTTGCCTCGCTGCCTTCCTGAGATTCTCCAGTGTCCACCGAGTCTCCTGAACCAGCCGTTCCTTGTTCTTCTTCCGGTACTTGCCCCTTAACGAAGCTATCAAACGCACTATCAAATGGATCAGCTCCATCTGCCACACCTCCAGTATTCAAATCATCTTCGTTCATCATTCATCCTTTATTTTTAGTCTCATTTCTATTCTTAACGGCAATCTGAGAAGCTCTGTGTGCCATTTCTGAATCAGAGCAAACTCAGCACCTCTTGAAAACAACGTATTGCTATGCGAGTCCGCCCCCTGGGACAGCTCCTTGAGCACCCTCTCCGCTTCCAACGACATCTTCTTGGCCAGCAACTGCGCCAGCTCCGATTGCTGCGGGTCTTTCATTAGTATCTGCAGTCGCCTGTTGACCTCCTGCAGCTCCTCCTGTATTCCCTTGTCCATCACCACCTCCTTTTCCTGTTAATTCTGCAGCATTTATTCCTTGCTCCATTGCATTCAACACCACCTCTACCGACTGTGCTTCCGCCGCAGCCATGTTCTTGTTAGCCAACGCAACTGACTTAAATGCATCCCCCAGAACCTTACGTATTTCTGCTCTCAGCATCTCATCTTGTTGCGCTTGTTGCTTAGCCAAAGCTTGTTGCTCAGCTTCGTCAATCTGTTTAGCCTCGCGCTCACTAACAATCACACTTTCATCGTCCAAATCTCGAACTTTGACCCTCGCAGCCGCTAAGTTTCTGAACTTAACGTACTTTTTCTCCTCATCCGTGAGCGTTGTAGCGAAATTATCCAACTGCACTCCAAGTACTTCTTTGGCTATCAGACTAGTTGCACCTCTCGCTACAGGTCTGAAATCACCTCTTATACCCTCAATATGTTTATTAAACGCCTTATTGAAAGTTATCATGGCACCTAGCACAGACTCCGTAAACATGTCGAAATTGCGTACAACATCTTTGAAGGGTAGTGCAGCCATCCCATGCAACATTGAAGCTCCTGCTGCAGTTCTGTACGGTTCTGATGGCCCTTTTTGAATATCTCCTCCCGTGGCAGCACTGACAAAAGTCTCCTCATCTGCCAAATCCTTAAAAACCCTCATAATATTCATCAGTTCTGGCAGATTCGTTGGCAGCTCTACTACTCTTAGAGCAGGTATATGCGCCGTTGCTGGCCCATCTTCCCTATACCAACACTTATCCGTAGAAATCGTAGAGATATCCTGCCCTGGGACTAGCAACTCCCTGTTAACCTCAAAATTGCGCATTACTGATGCATTATCCAAAATCAAACGAGCAGCCGCACAGACTCCCAATTGGCTATCTCTGACAATCTCTGGCAGCCCTTCACCTAGTACACTCGACTCACTTTCCTCAAAGACGAAATGGTGGAACATCTGCACCGTCTCACCATTCGTAACACTCGACCACGGATCTATCTGCAACATAATGACTATGTTATCTACAAACATCGCGTGGATCAGAACATCATCTGTATCCCGCCCTTCCGGTATTTCTATCCCTGCCCTCCTCATCGCCATCGCGGACACGTTACCAACCCATCGCATAACCTCATACTTGCCCCGCGACTCTGTTCTCGTCGCTGACTGACTCCCCTCCGATTTCAATTCTGTCTCAAATGTCTGCGGAGTATAGTTCCCATCTGGATATTTCTTAATGACTGCATCAATCTTATCATCGAGCACTATGGACTTCATTTGCTCCTTCAAATCGTTCAGCGCACTCTTAGTCATGACGATCCTTCTGAACCGCCCTTCCATCTGATGCAAGTACTTCGCACTCAAATCAGGGTAATAGTCCCACAATGGTACAAAGTCAAACATCGGTCTGTACTTCTCCACCTTCGTCGCCACCAACGCCCCATCCGAATCTCTCGTCCACGTCCTGGATATGTGCTGTGTCGCAAACGGCCCCTCCAATACCCCGATCCCATACCTTATACCACTCATTATCACCTTACGACACAACGCTACGTACGAAAGACTCTTATCGCCTCCAAGTTCCTGCAATTGGTCATCAATCTCCAACTCCAACCGCTTTGCCCTCGCCTTGGCAAAATTCTTTATCGCCTCCTCAACCTCCTCTCCCGATGCATTCACTGCAAGTGTTTTCAGTACATCGTCCAAGTCTGCTGTCTCTAAGTCTGGTACAGGCGATGCCGCAATCTCGTAGTTCTTCTCCCCTGCCGTGAAGAGCAAATTCATCAGCCGAGAAAGTGTAGATATGCATTTCACTCTGGTTAGCTTCGGGTACGCCAACGACCTGTTGCCAATCGCCTTCTTAAGCTCAGGATCGTACTCACCAGATATCTGCCTATTGTTCTTCAGCCACTGCTGCTCATACAACCACCTGTCTTTCTTATACGCCTCGAACTTGGATCTCAACGCTATTCCAAGCGCTGCAACCCCTTCGTCGTTAAGCTTCGGAACAACAATCTCTTCACCACTTGCTTCCCCAACAGTGATATCCTCCACTTCCGCCCCACCTACCCTGCTGCCATCATCTAACATAGTATCCCCTATCGACCGATATACGGATTATTAAACATCGGCGGAGTAAACGCATCTCGCCTACTCCTCCTCACATTACCTCTATCATATCTTACATGGTAACGACATAAGTATCCAAACCCATCGCCAGGATGTGAAAACTCATTCTTCTCCGGCATTGATTTCTCTATCCCGTTTCCCGTCTTTTCGTACCTCCACCCACCCGACAACGCTCGTATCAACACCTTACAATTAGGATCTACAAGCAACGCTGGCCCCATCTCCGTTATCCTTGTCGTGTAGTGCTCAATCGCCTCCAATCGAGGTGCAAGTAAATTCGTATCATCCACCTTTACTCGCCAATGTTTCTGCCATCTATGGTCTTTAAGAATCTGCACGATCGATGTCTCGTTACTCATGCTCCTCGAATTTGCTGCAGGATCTGGAGCAATAACCACTTCAAACTGATCGTACTTGTGCTTCAGCAACGGTAGCAGCTTATCTCTAATCATGCGCTCCGTCCCGTAGTTCTGCAGTATGATCTCATCGAACACCAACAACCTTCCATGCAAATCCTGCTGTCCTATAATCAATGCACTCCCTGCTAATCCAGGGTCATACCCAATTACCAGCTCCAAATTCCTATTCGCAGTTAATGCATATCTACTTACATGTAACTCCCTTGAAAAGGTTGGAACCACTGGCTGGCCGCTTATGGTATAGCCCCACTCCGCTTCTACGAATTGCTTAATCCATGCATTCGATTTACCAGCCAACAGATTCTTGTAGTAATTATTTGGCAAATTTTCCAAATTCTCAGCACTCTTGGACAGCCCACTCGGCTGATGAAAATAAAATACATTGTCTGGCGGGTTCTCTACCAATAACTTGTACCACCAGGTACCTTCTTCTCCAGGATTACTTGCTCCCCACATGCCGAAATTCGTAGCCCCGCCATCTTTCTTCGGAGGATACCTGCCACATCGACCAGATAATGCCTCGATTATTTTTCCAGGAATCTGCACAAACTCGTCAAGTACTGCAAACGTTACCTCCAAGGAAAGCACCCTTGCAACGTCATCCTCTGTATCTAACGCACGAAACATCACCTCGCATTCCACATCCCCGAATTTGAGTATAAAAGTCATCTTCGTGGCTAACCACTTACCTGCCTGCCCGTCCTTAAACCAATAGTTCCAGCTAGATAGCGTCGTATCCCTTAACTGTGTGGCTGTATTCCTAACAACCACTACCCTAGTTCTGCGTATGCCATCACGAGGATCTTTCTCTTGCAAAGCAGCCATGTAGGCTATCTTAAACAACATTCCGGTCGTCTTGCCACTATTCCCTGTGACGAATATCCTATCCGCATGCCTTGCTAAAAAGAAACTCGATTTCGTAGAAAAGCAATACTGCTTACTCCCCACAGCAAGCATCCTCTCAATATCTACTACATCTTTTCTCAGCATTACGTTTGACTTCTGAGACGCAGGCTTCGCAATCCTCACGACATACACGGGAGACCATGCATCATTCCTTTTATCTACATTCTTCGATATAGACGCTCTCCCTCCTACAGCATGTGCAGCATACTGAATAAAATCAGCATCCGACTTGCTTGTAGAAAAGTACACTTGCTCATCGCTTTCATACGCACCATCCCAAAAGATAACCTCTGCAAGAATAATTTCTAGCTCTTTGGTAGATGCATTCCACCAAATTCCGTCGAAACGCTTGCCAACATATGGACTCTCGAATAGGAATCTCGTCTCTGTTGGTCTGTTAGACTCTGCAGTTCTTTCATCGTAGTTGACGGCTAGACTGTCAAGTAAGTAACGTATTCTCTGCTTCTTCCTCTCTTTCCTTACCGTAATAATGCATTTCTTGCTGCGTGGCGGAAAGTGTCCGTCCGCATTTATCGCTACCCCTAATCGCAGCAAGGCTTCTGACATTCCCGTTCCTGGACGATCTACTACAAAAGCCGTCGGCACTACACATTTTGAAGGCTTGGCTGCCGCCTCTGCCGCAGTCACTACTTTGAATTTTCCATCCCATCCATACAACGGTACTCGATGATTAGGCGATAACATCATGGACAGACTCTTCTTGCTCTTGAAATGAATAAATTCCGTAGCTTCCGTAACTATATAATCGTCAGGATCTACGAATTCTACCTTTCCATTCTTAGGGTCTCCCAATTCATCCGGAGTCCATTGCGCTATTTTTTCTCCAGGTGTGTACTTATTTATCGGCTTCCACCCAGAAGGTGTTAGATATTCAGTATCTCCTGAAACAGGCCCAAAAGGGCCAATGATGAATGCATAGAATAATTCATTTGGCAGATACGCCCGAATAAAGTCCTCTATGGTAGCCGGTGGCGTGTAATCAACATCTGCGGAGATACCTGCGCTTTTCGCTGCGGTGTTACTGCTATTCATGGTCAATTAAAATTCCTCGCGTGTCGTGTCTGTCGCTGCGGTGGCTGCTCGTAGTATCTTCCCTACTGAAGTTGATATTGATAGAAAAACCGGCCCCAACGCCCACTTGCGCATCGGGAGCCTCATATCCAGCCCATCTGATCGTTGATTTTATCAAGTCTGCTCTTACGTTGTGCGGTGTTCGAATATCATGGATTATGCCCCATGAGGTTGTTAGCAGACTCTCTGCTTGTAACTTTGCTTTTACTTTAAACGACATGCCTTCCTTGGATAACATACTCTTAGCAGAGTCCAATGCCGCTACGAATGCATCCGACTTACTTATCAAGGCATACTGTTCCATCGAAATGTTGTACGCGCCACATATCTCACTAACAGGATACTCATTAAGAGCTACCTCGATAGGAAGG